CGTTGACACGCACGAGCACCGCACCGTGGTGGCTCTCGTGCCGATGGTCGCCTATGACACCATCGACACGCTGCGGTCCTTGCCGTTCGTGGAAGATTGGCCTCGCCGGCACGTGTGCGCCGTCAACGGGGAGACTGTGTCACTGCGCGTCGTCCGCGGAGAGGAGACGTACACCAGCCTCGCCCGCCTCGGGCATTCCACCAGCCTCCGCGTGTCCGACCACACCATGTCAATGGCGGAGACACTCGTAGCTAACACCGCCAAAGGCACGGTGTCCAACGGCACGGTGTGCGTGTGGGCGGAGAAACTCAGCCCATCCGTCGAGTTGGTCCCCGCCGACGCGATGTTGATCACAGAGCACATCACCGCCAAGCGCATCCAGCACAACAGCGCGGAAACGGCATTCCTCGACCGTGTTCCAGAGCCTTTGTTCGCCTACACGATGGGTGCTCCCCCCATCGAGCCCGCTAACACTGGCGTGAGGCCCGTTTGCCCGCCATTCGTCTCCGGCGCTGCGTACGCCGGAGAGGATAATGTCGAAAACGAGCGCTCGTCCATCGAACACCGCGTCACCAGGATGACCAACCGAGTGCCACTTGACGATCGCATGAGCATCCTCATCGACGAGTTCGTCACCATCCTCGCGCATCACACCGTGGACAAGAAAGGGCGGCTCCGCGTGGCCGACGATTCGGAAGTCTGGGAAAACCAGGCGCGCCCCAGCCAACGCCAAGCGCTAGTGCGCGGGTTCACCGACTACCTCAACACCTCTGGCATCGCCAAGTCCTTCAAGAAAGCTGAGCCAACCGGCAAAGCTGGTCCCACGCGCCGTATCACAACATCGGATGAAGCAACTAAGGTTCTAGGAGCTCTCATCGAGTACGCGCTATCGGACTGCCTGAAAGACGTGCACTGGTACGCCTTCGGCAACAACCTTGCCGAGGTCGGACAGAGGCTCGCTGAGAAGTACAGCACCGCCCGGTACTCCTGCGACGTGGACTACGAGAACATGGACGGTACGGTTGGAGCCATTGAGCGCGAGCTCGATCGCCGCGTGCGCGTCAGATTGTTCTGCCCTGAGGATCACTTCCTCGTCGCGGAATGGACGCGCGCTTGCTGCGGTAATCGGGTGTTCTCGCGTTACGGCACCAACTACCCGCAAGGCAACGGCCAGGCGAGCGGCTTCGCCGACACCTCCACGGGCAACACCATCCGTAACGCGTTCCTCGCCTTCGTCGCGCTGCGCAACATGGGCTACGATCGCGGCGTCGCTTGGGACCGCCTCGGATTGTACGGCGGAGACGACGGCACCACCCCTGATCTCCCATGTGCCGAGGCAGAAAAAGCAGCGGTGTCCGTCGGCAAGCGGATCAAAGCCACGCGCGTCGAACGCGGTCAGCCCGTGAGTTTCCTCGCCCGGTACTATGGCGAGGTGTGGCACGGCAGCGCCAACTCATGCTGCGACATCGCGCGCACCTTGGCGAAGATCCATCTCACCACGCGCGCCGACACGCCCGACAACGTCGTCATGTCGGACAAGGCCCGGAGTCTCATGCTAACCGACGCCAATACGCCGATCATTGGCACGATAGCCGCCCGGTGGATTGGCCTTTCCGACCACGCCGATGCGGATGCCGTGCTCTCCTACGGCGTGACTCGCGAAGGTCAACCGGTGAACACGGCGGCGCCGTGGATGTGGGACCTTGTCAACATCGCTCTTGAGCCGCAGCAAGTCAAACTTTTTGATGAGGCAATGGCCAACCCGAATTGCCTCTCGGCTTGCGTGGCGTTCCGGGAATTCGTCGCCAAACCCGTGGACGCCGTTTACGTTGGCGGGATTGAGATGGCTGCTGCACCCGCTGCCACGGTGTTCACCTTCGGGGACGACGTACCGCCTGCACCCGGCGCGGCGGCCTCGCCCGGCGCAGACAGCGTCGGACTGCACCCGGCCAAGAAGAAGCACACAAAAGAAGAGCACAAGGCATGGCTCGCCACCGACGCGGGCAAGGAGTGGTCCTCGATGAACCCTGAGCAAAAAGCCGCGAAGAAGCAAGCCGACGCCGACAAGAAGCGCGGCAAACAACCAGCTTAACGGAAAGCTAGTCGGGCCCACTGGGGGGCCCGACGCAAAACAACCCGGCGCGAGAGGATATCGCGCGAGTTTGGGGAACTCATAAAACCCTGTCGCGGAGAACACCGCGGCCGAGACCAGTCATCTCGAACCCCGCACCCAGTTGCGGGATACGAAATCGTTTACAACTTTTTCAACCAATGCCCCGCCGTGCCACCAAGCAGCAGCCCAAGGCCCCTGGCCGTCAGATCGTTGTCTATGCCCCTGCCCCCAAACAACGGGTGCGCAAGCAACGACAACAGGTCCGGCGCCTCCGGCCCAGCGCCGCACGGCCCGGAGCTAGCGCAGTAACCCAGAAAGCTATCGAATTTCTCACGTGTAGGACAATGACACCCATGCCCTACCCCGACGGCTCCTATTTGAACGCCATGCCACTCCGCACCAGCACCATTGTCCCACTTGCCACAGACCCCAACGGCAATGCCGCGGTAACCATCACCGCAGACGATTGGAAGCAGTTTGTGCTCTTGCCTGAGTCCATCAACCCTGCCAACTACGCCGTCACCTGGGGAGGTAACTCCTTCACGCCCAACGTCGACACGAACGGCCTCACGGGCAGCACAGCGGCCTACCGACTGCTGGCCTGCTCCATGTGCGTCGATTTCATCGGCAACAGTTTGGCGGACGGAGGCTCGCTCACCACCCAGGTCTACGCGCCGGCTTGGCAGCAACTAGCCAACGGCGAGTATGACAGCGCACTCGTCAACTTCCCTGTCACCAAGACGCCCCAGTTCATGCACGGGCCACTGCGCGAAGGCGCGGAGCTAGTGCTCGCGCCCTTGGACCCACGCTCACGGACCTACCAGCTTGTCGACCCGTCAACGTCCACCGACGCCGCCACCTTGGAACTGCAAGAGCAGGCCACGGACAAATGGCCCGTTGTCACTTTCATGGTGAACGGAGCCCTCGCCAGTGCGAACATGGTGGAGATCCGCGTGGTCTGTGACTGGGAGATCCAGCCAGCCGTGGGTACCCTCGCTTCGCGCGTCACCCGGCCGCCCAATGGCGACAACCCGGCGATGCGTGAGGCCATCGCTAGCGTTTATAAGGGCCTCGAGGCTCGCGGTGCCACCATTGCGTCCAAATTGGCCGTCTCCGCAGCGGGAGGCATGTACAACTACTTTGCCACCACCATCGGAGCAGCAGCAGGTCGCATCGGACGCGGAGCGCTGAACATCGGCCTCGCAGCCATCATGGGCGGCGGAGCACGCGCAGTCCCCTCGCGCTACTCCAACCGCATCACGGAACTATAACAGTTGAAGAAGAAAACACGCCCCTCGCCGGTCC